TATTCTACCCAACCGGCACGGAACATGGCAGTGGCTATATGGTCTTTGGCATCGCAGGAGTGCAAGTCAAAAATGGTTGCGAATATGCAGAATTACTTGGCTATTCGGATGATATGGGAATGTATTTTTCAAGCACTTTGAAAAGTGAGTTCCCAAACGATACACACAAATTCATTGATGACTACCGCATGGATTGCAATATGCACGGTGTGTTTCGAATTTGGACTCAAGCCAACGCGTTCAAGGTCGGTGATGTCACAAGTTCCACCTTTGTGCAAATTGTCAAAAGTCCAAGCCGTCTAAAACCCAAGGAAAAACGCAAATGACCGCAAGGGGGTAAAGTGAACCAAATCAATAACGAAAGAGCTGAAAAGGCTCTTTTTTTCATCCGCAATCTCAAACACACTAAAGGCGTGTGGCACGGGAAATCCTTTGACCTGCTCCCGTGGCAAGAGAAAATCGTGCGTGACATATTCGGCACTATAAAACCAAACGGATACCGCCAATATACCCAAGCCTATGTCGAAATACCGAAAAAACAAGGCAAGTCCGAACTCGCCGCCGCGATCGCGTTATATATGACTTGCGGTGATGGCGAACATTCTGCCGAAGTGTATGGATGCGCCTCCGACCGCGCCCAGGCCTCAATCGTCTTTGATGTTGCCGTTGGCATGATTGAACAAAACCCAGCCTTGCGGAAACGATGCAAAATCATACCAAGCCAAAAGCGAATCATCTATCAACCGCTGAAAAGCGTCTATCAAGTGGTCAGTTCGGAAAGCTACACAAAACACGGAATCAACTGTTCGTGCGTTATCTTTGACGAATTACACGCCCAGCCGAACCGCGCCTTATACGATGTCATGCTTCACGGGTCGGGTGATGCCCGCAAAGCTCCGCTATTTTTCTGCATAACCACCGCCGGACACGACCGCCATTCCATTTGTTGGGAAGTTCACCAAAAAGCAAAGGATGTGTTAGAGGGTCGCAAGATTGACCCATCGTTCTATCCTGTTATCTACGGCGCGAAGGATGACGATGACTGGTCTTGCGAAAAGGTTTGGGCAAAGGCAAACCCAAGCCTGGGCGTAACTGTTGAAATTGACAAGCTACGGACCGCATATAACTCGGCCAAGGAAAACCCAGCCGAAGAAAACCTCTTTCGCCAACTGCGACTCAATCAATGGGTCAAACAGTCCGTGCGGTGGATGCCTATGGACAAGTGGGATTTGTGTGCCGACCCCGTGGATGTCCAGCGACTCAAAGGTCGTGTTTGTTATGGTGGGATTGACCTCTCATCCACCACCGACTTGACCTCGCTTGTCCTTGTGTTCCCACCGATTGACGATGATGGCAAATACGAGGTTCTTCCGTTCTTTTGGTTGCCAGAGGACACGATACCTTTGCGGGTGCGGCGCGACAAAGTGCCGTATGACATTTGGGAAAAGAAAGGCATTTTCAAAACTACCGATGGCAACGTCGTGGACTACGCGGCGGTCGAGCAATTTATCCTTGAAATAAGTGAAATATACAACATCAAGGAAATTGCCATTGACCGATGGCACGCGGAACACTTTATTCAACGCATGACGGGTCACGGATTCAACATGATGATATTTGGTCAAGGGTTCGTGAGTATGTCCGCGCCGACAAAAGACCTTATGCGCTTGGTTCTAAGCAACAAGATTGCACACGGCGGTCACGAGGTTCTGCGGTGGAACATGGACAATGTATTTATTCGCACCGACCCAGCGGGCAATATCAAAATGGATAAGGAAAAATCAACCGAGAAAATTGACGGTGCGGTTGCCCTTGTGATGGCACTAAGCCGAGCCTTGGGTGCGCGCGACACCGCAAGCATCTATGACGAGCGCGGAATCTTTGTAATTTGAAAGGAGAAACATGGGATTATTTGATTTTATACGCCGCCCACGCGGGCAACCACAAGAGAAGCGAAACCAAAAACTTGATGACTTTATTCGTGGCGTGGACATGAACGCATCGGGCATGAGCAATAGCGGTGTACCAATTGACGAGGACTCCGCACTCAAAATCTCCGCCGTGTATGCCTGTGTCAAAGTCATAAGCGAAACGATTGCAAGCCTTCCGCTGAAACTTCTAAAGGAAGAGGAAAACGGCGACTATTCAAAGGCAAAACAACATCCGCTATATGACTTGCTCACCGAATGCCCAAACGATGAAATGTCGGCGTTCACGTTTCGTGAAATGATGATGACCAATCTTTTGTTATGGGGAAACGCGTATGCACTTATTCGGCGCAACCGCCAAGGCGATATCGTGGAACTGTATCCACTCAAAGCAAAGAACATGAATGTAAGCCGTGACTCCACCCGCGCACTCAAATACGAATACACAAGCGAGGATGAGTCGCAAGCTAAAACCAAAACCTATACCGCAAGGCAGGTGCTTCATATCCCTGCCTTTTCTTTTGACGGAGTGAAAGGCGTAAGCCCAATCACTTATGCACGAGAGGCAATGGGATTGGCACTTGCAACCGAGGAATTCGGCGCGCGGTGGTTCGGGAACGGTGCAAGGCCAAGCGGGATACTGCAACACCCAGGCACACTCAAAAACCCAGAGAAACTGCGTGAATCGTGGAACAAAGTCTATCAAGGTGTTTCAAACTCCCACAAAATTGCCGTTTTGGAAGAAGGTATGACCTACCACAATATCGGCATGAGTCCAGAGGACAGTCAGTTCTTGCAAACGCGGTCATTCCAACTAAATGAAATTTGCAGGATATTCCGTGTGCCACCGCACCTTGTGGGTGACTTGTCGCGTTCGACCTTTTCAAACATCGAGCATCAAGGCATCGAATTCATAACCCACACGATTCGGCCGTGGCTCACGCGGTGGGAGCAAGCAATCAAGCGTTCACTCCTCACCGATGAAGAACGCACCATCTACTTTCCAAAGTTCAAGGTGGATGCACTCATGCGTGGCGATTTCAACAGTCGCATGGCGGGATATGCAACCGCCCGCCAAAACGGGTGGATGTCTGCAAACGAAATCCGAGCGCTTGAGGATATGAACCGAATCCCCACGGAACAAGGTGGCGACCTTTACCTCATGAACGGCAACATGATGACCGCCGACCAAGCCAAAGCACAAGCCGAGGCGCAACTGCAAAAACTTGGACTTTCGCAAAATGGTGTCCAAGTTTCACCCACCGCCGAAATACAACAAAACAAGGAGGAAAAATGAGCCAAAAAATTGAACGCCGCGCGATGACCCTAAAAGAACTGCGAATCGTGGATGACGATGAAAAAGGCAACACCATCGAAGGTTATGCGGCGGTCTTTGATTCGTGGAGCGAAGAACTCGGTGGCAATATGCCTTTCCGTGAAAAGGTCGTCAAAGGTGCATTCACCGAATCAATCCAAAAGAGCGACATTCGTGCCTTGGTCAACCATGACCCAAGCCTAATCTTGGGGCGCAACACCGCCGGCACACTTGAACTTGCCGAAGACGAAAAAGGTCTCTTTGTCCGCATAAAACCACCAGGCACCCAAGTGGGCAAAGACATTGTCACAAGCCTCAGCCGTGGCGACATTTCGCAAATGTCAATCGGATTCACAGTCGAACTTGACAAGTGGAGCTACGAAGACGAGGTGGATGTGCGGGAACTGCTCAAGGTCAAACTGTTTGACGTGAGCATCGTGACATACCCCGCGTACACGCAAACCGAAGTAAGTGTGCGGTCCCTGGAAAGTGTCTACCAAGCGCGTGCAGATGAAAAACAAATCGAAAACCAAAAAAGAGAGGAAAAACTCTTACAAATCAAAGCCAAATTCAATAAAAGTGAGGAACAAAATGAACAAACTTAAAGAACTTAAAGCACGGCGCGAGGATGCAAGACTGCGCGCCCTTGCAATCGTGGACAAGGCTATTGCCGAAAAACGCGACACCACGGAAGCTGAGGACCAGGACATCGAAAGAATCGAAGCCGAAATCAAAGGATGGGATAAACAAATCGTGCGTCTTGAAATCTTGAAAGCGCCAGCCAAAACCGAAGAAGAACCCGAAAACGACAACGACACGAAATCCTCGGAACCTGAAGAAAACACCGCCTCCGTAAAGGATGACCCAGAGAGCGAAGAACGCAAGACGCAGTTCCGCACATTGGGTGAACAAATGATGGCGGTCTACCGCGCAAGTCAACCAGGAGCGCAAATGGACAAACGCCTTTCCACGCGATCCGCAAGTGGACTTAATGCAACAAACCCAAGTGACGGTGGATTCCTTGTCCAAACTGACTTTGTAAAGGACTTGCTCAAACGAACCTATGAAACGGGAATCCTTGCAAGCCGTTGCAAGAAAATCCCTCTGACAACCAACGCCAACTCCATCAAGATAAATGCGATTGACGAAGTCAGCCGTGCAAATGGCTCTCGTTGGGGTGGTCTGCAAACCTATTGGGAAAACGAAGCTGACCAATTCACCGCAAGCAAGCCGAAGTTCCGTCAAATGGAATTGTCGCTCAAAAAACTCACAGGCCTTTGCTATGTGACGGATGAACTGCTCCAAGACGCCCAAGCCTTGGAAAAAGTCATCAAGGAAGGCTTTGCGGAAGAGTTCGGTTTCAAAATGGATGATGTCATTCTGCGCGGAACGGGTGCGGGTCAACCAAAAGGAATCCTGCACGGCCACACAAAAAACGAAGGTGCTTTGGTAAAGGTCGAAACGGAAAAAGGTCAAACCGCAAAAATCACGGTCGATAACCTTGTCAAAATGTGGTCAAGGATGTGGAGTCGTTCTCGCACCAATTCGGTATGGTTCGTGAACCCCGAAATCGAGCCGTTGCTCTACACCCTAACCGTTGGTGACAAACCCGTGTATATCCCAGCAGGTTCGATGGCAAATGCACCATACGGAATGCTCTTGGGCAGACCCGTCATCGCACTCGAACAATGCTCCGAACTTGGCGAAGTAGGCGACATAATCCTTGCCGACCTTTCCCAATACCTCATCATCGACAAAGGTGGCATGAACACGGCGTCCAGCATCCATGTCCGATTCCTGTATGACGAGGCGGTGTTCCGCTTTATCTACCGCGTGGATGGTCAACCTATTTGGAACAAAGCACTCAAACCTTACAAAGGCGACGCGAGCGTAAGTCCGTTCATAGCCTTGGCAGAAAGAAAATAATAAAGGGGGTCATTAAAAAATGGCAGTAATTAACAACTCAAATATTCAAGTCCTTAAATACGCAGGCGC